CCCAGATTGGCAGAGGTTTGAGGACGATAGCGGCCTATATGCCGACAAGTATAGGCAAGCTATCCACGACCTGACCAACACGACGGACTGCGGTGCCGCGCTTCCGAATGGCAAGTGAGGACGACATGCGCTTCATGAACCCCGAGTTGCAAGGCGGCCATATCCTTTGGGGGCTGATCTCCTGGGCGCTTGGCCTCAACTACATCGGATCGTGGTGGATTGGTATCTGGCGCTTCCGCGTGATCCTGAAGGCTCCATGGAATGGCCCGCTATTTTCTGAACGATATGGACACGCAAGAGTGTTCCAACTCGGATTTGGTTGGCGCGTCCGATTCCGTTTAGCCCCACGTTCCTGACCGAACAGAGGTAATGACATGACCGCAGCAATGTTCGTGCTTGGGATGGCAGTTAGAACGCCAACGGTGCTTTGGATCACCGCCATGGGCTGCGATACGATTATCGCAGTCACCTACATGGTTTTGCATCACCATTTCTGAGCAGGGAGTGAAACTGAGATGGAATGGAAACTTATTTCAGAGCGTCCCGAGTGGGACATGCAGCCGGGGCGGCAATTCATACGCATTGAAGGCTCGCGTCATCACAGCGGCGTCAATTGGCATCGCATATACTTTGGCATCGCATTCATCCGTAAGCCCGGCGCGATTGATGAATTGCACGGGTATCGCGATACTGACATCATCCAGCTATGCGATGAAGGGGATATGGATATTGCAACGGTCGAGGTCACACATTGGGCGCCCGCGAAGTTCCATTTTTCAGCCAATGAAAAAAGCTGCGAATTCTCCAAGGTCGTAATGGAGTTGGCAAACTCTAGTCAGTCGGAAGCGACTTCGCGTCTGCGTCAGATGGCAAAGGCGGCAATTGAGGAACGGAGCGATGGTTGATTGGAAATGTAGTGGCTGCGGTAAGCCGACCCCGGATCGCATTCGATGCTGCGAATGTCCAACAAATTGCGTGTCAGGTAGCCAAGGTAGTGCATGGAAGATTGAGCCGGCACCACACCTTTTAGCCGAGACGATCAGGTCAAAAATTCTTGGTGTAGCGCCGGAAGATCAAGACACGGTACTTGAAGACTCCGATTGGCACCTCATCCTAAATGCGCTTGCTTCTTACGGGAATTATTGTCCACGGGCCCCGTGGTGCGCCCCGCTACAGCGATCCTAAACAGGGAACGAGCATGGCAAGGAAGCACGCATCTTGGTTCTGGTACGGGCGCTATGAGGGCGCGATGGGTGGCTACGTGCCACCCGCAGGAGCGCTCGCGCCAGTCCTATATTGGCTCGGCAACATTATCGGGCGGCACTTCGGGCCGCCGCGCGAACGATCCTAAACAGGTGTACCGATGCGCGACATAAACAAAGACCAAGCGGACTTCTTCAGAAGGGCCAAGGCTCTGATGGAGATCGGCGTTAAGCCGTGCGATCTGGCCGATTCGCCGTGCTGGTGCGATCTTACAAAGATCGAGCGCGGGAATTGCGCCTTTGCTCGCGAAGAATACGATCGTAAGCGATCCTAAGCGAAAATCGAGGATGACAATGGAGAAGGCGCCCAAGACAGAACAGGAATGCTACGACCTTGGCTATAGCAACCCAGCAAGATCGCCTCGTGAGTTTTCATGGCAGCATCTTACCGATGTGAACGCCTACCGATGCGGACAGCTTGACCGCCAAAACTACGCCCCTCGTAATCAAAGCTACCGGCGCGAGGAGTACGATCCGGAGACGTTTGAGCTCATACCGCCTTCGGTCGAGCTAGGTGATGACGAGAATACGAGCCCAGAGGTCCCCTACAAGGGCGGCGGCTTGGATGGTTACTAGTAACCTGATTCACATTGGAAGTCTTGGGCAATCACTCAAAGTGAGGGAATGATGAGCGAGATGATCCTGCGAGTGGAGGCCGCGCTGGCCGAGGTAATTGCCGAGCGCGGCGATAAGGCCTTGGCATCAGCCTTCGGACTCTTTCTAGCGAACCATAAGGACGAACTCGGGAGCGCCGCGATCGCGGCCATGCGAGAACCTACCCAAGAGATGATGGAGGCTGGATTTGAGGCAAGCCCGCACGATGTCGGGGGATGCCGAGACCAGATCAATAGCGACGAGGACTGGAAGCGGGAAGCGGTTTTGGAGCCGTATCAAGCCATGATCGATGCGGCACTCTCGCGCTTTCCCTGAGCAAGCGCGCTAGAACGTCGTGATGGTCCCGCCCCCTGCCCCCGGAGACTGACCAACGCCAGGCAGGAAGTTCCTCGTCTTGATCGTCGAGGTGTTCGAGGCGAGCAGCGACGTTGCCGAAACCGCCGAGCGGCAATTCTGGAGCCACATGACGGCGGTTGCCTGCGTCTGGAAGTCGGTCGGGGTTGTCGATCCACCATGCCCGACGTCGCCGACGCTGTCATGGGCATACGTTCCGAGGCACCACATCTGGTTGCCGTTGATCGGAATGACGTTGGCGCCGTAGTTCCCATAGTATTCGCCATTCACATCGATGTTGATGGCGTTGTCATGCGAGGTCAGGCCGTTGCAGGACTGCACCGTATCCCGGCCGTTGTTGTAGCCCTTGCAGTTGATCGTGAGGGTGTAGAGCAGGACAGAGCCACCGGGAGTCCAGTGCGTGTTGAAGCCGTCCGCTTCGTTCTGGGAGCCGATGCAGTTGACCAGAGCCGCGAGCCCGGTGATGAAGTCGATCTTCCAGCCGTTCACGTTGGTGGCGGAATCTCCGGCATACTGAGCGCGGCAATTGACAGCGATGAAATTCATAGTGGCGGCAGCCGTCATAGCCACCGCGCCGGCCGTACCGCCTTGGAACGCGAATCCCTTGAGATAGACGCTCTTCGAGGTGCCGTCTTGGACAAAGTTCGGGGTGGCCTTCAGCAACGCACGGGTGTTGGCATTCGTCACCGCATCGCCATTGGTCCGATGCACATAGATATTTGTCGTGACCTGTGCCCAGGAGTTCGGCGTGGTATTGCACGTGGCCGCGTCCGCGACCTGTACCATGCGGAGGTAATCGCCGTTGGCATCTGTTGCGCTGGTGTCGATGATCTGAGAGACGTTAGAGCGCGCGGCAACATAGCAGTTGGTGAATGTCGCGTCAGGCGTTCCTGGCCAAGTCAGCGTCGATCCTACCCAGCACTCCACCGTCCCGCCAGTTGCGACATAAGCCGCTGGCTGAGTATTCGGAACCGCAGTGCTGACGTTACTGAAGCCGTTCTCTCGAGGATACCCACCCGTAATTGCCGCGACCGAGACATTGAACGGCACACCGCCAGCATTACCAAGCTGCGTCGCTTTCCAGATCGACTTAACGGCAGTCCCGAGGCTCGTTCCGTTCGCGGCGTCGCTGCCCGTGCTGCCGTTGACAAAATAGGTCGGGCCGGCAAGTGCTGCGGCCGCATATGATTCCGGAACAAAATTGGTCGCGAAGGAGTAAGGGCCAGCCGCGCGTACAGCGAGAGGATATGTTGCGAATGGCCAGTTGAAACCAGCCGGAGGCGTGATGCTCACTGACCCAAGGCCACCGAGAGAGCCAAAACCGCCCTTCGCCCCCATTGCTCCGAATCTCATGCGATCTCCAAACGAAAAAGGCCCGCGTGAGCGAGCCTGGGTCAGGTCAAATTGTGAAGGTTGTTAGCGGCGGTATTCTTTGGTTGCGACCTCGCCGGCACAAGCCAGATAGCCGGCGCCATCGATCCAATCATCAACGTTGATGCTTCCGCTCTTGGTGCGGGCGATCTTGAGGAGCGCCATCATATGCGGAACATCCTCGGCGCTAAGCTGGCGATCTAGCTTGAGATATGCGCTCCATAGCGCCGCAACGTGGGCGAAGTGCGAGTGCATGTCGCCGTGAGACTCTGCCCTGTCTCCACCGACCAGCTCAGCGGCCTTGCTTGCGATATCAGGTGCGTTCATCGTGATGCTGCCCACAAACCCAAATTCGAGAACGAATAACCTATGAAGACCGCTGCCATCGCAGGCTTTCCCGACATCCACAAATCGGCGGAAATGATAGCATAAATCCCGCCGACGAGTAAGATCAACCAAGGCGCCATCAGAATGTCAGCCTGTCAAATTCGTGGATCTTGCAAACACGGTCAGCGAACTTCTGAAAAGCTGCCCCATGAGCATCGCGCATTTTGATGTTGGCCGCCCGGCAATGAAGATGAATCATCTCATGGCTAAGCGTCGAAAGCAGGCTCTCATGCCGTCCTACAAACTTGGTCGAGACAGCTATGTGGTGAACCCCGTTGACGAACTGATAGTGGGCATACCGATCCGCTTTTTTGATGATCGAGAACTTCACATCTTCCGAGGGCGGAAGATTCCACTTATCGAACGGCGGGAATTCGCACAGGTAATCGTAGGCGTGAGCCAACGTTGCAACAGTCAAAGGCAGCGTCATACCCTTATCCCCGAGAACCAGCCGCCGCAGTCCTGGCACTGGAAGCGATAGTATTTGCTGCTGAGTTTCACATGGACGCCGCGGCGCTGGACGTGCTCGCTGCCGCACTTCGGGCAGCCAGCCTTATCCTGATACGCCTTGTAGAGATTCATATTCGGATGGTTCGGCATCCACGGCTTCACCCGCTCATAGACCCGTGCCAGCAACTCCGTGTCCTGCTTGCAATACCGGCGCATGGTTGCCCACGCCTTCGGGTCGCCGTCCTCGACACAGCCGCGCCAGAGTGCCGCTCCCGTGTTGGGGATCTTGCGGCCCTCATTGAGGTATCGCCCGATATTGTCCAGCTTGTTGCTATCGAACTTGAATGCTCTGCGAGCGGCCTTCAGCGTGTCGATCGTCTTGAACGGGCTCGGAGGCGTGAACCCGTTGGTGATGAGCCTTGAATTGATCTTCTTAATGTCGAAAGCGTCGCCGTTATGCGCGCAGACAATATCGGCTTCATCCAGGAGATTATGCAGTACGCCGCATAGATCTTTATCGTCGTGTCGATGGCGCTTGTAACGAGGGAAATCAGGGAGCGCCGCAGTCTTGACGGTCTTTTCATGCGCCCACTTCCACGAGGCCATCAGGATATAGGTGTCGCGGACGACGTAGACGGCAGACGCGTGAGGCGGTCGGAGCGTCCAAGATGTGAGAAGGATTGGCGAGGTTTCGATGTCGATGAAGAGGAGTTTTGGCCCCATTCT